TTTAAAGCCATCTCTTTTAAGTTGAGCTAACAATTCATCATGACTTTTTTTATTTTCTGCCATTGTAGCGGTAAATCGTTCCGCCGAAATAATAGCGAAAGGAGATTTTTGTCTAAAATTTTTCATTAATCCTCCAAAGTTTTAGTGTTAAGATCATACTAACATAAAAAGCTTATTTTTACAAGTCTTAAAATAAGGTTATTGAAAAAAAACCCAACTGCAATTGTAGCAAGAATCATGCCAATATTTGTTCTCGGTTTGTGTTGACCAATTACATTATAATAGATAGACAGTTTGTATGAGTAATGAAAAGCAACCAACAAAACGTGCCTTTAAAAAGCTACAAAACGAATGGTATAAGCGTTTAGACGAGTCGGGCTTTAATGATATAGAACGATCCGGCAAAAGGCGTCAAGACTATTTTAACGAGTATGGTGGCATATTACAAAAACCACTAAGTATAATAAGGCATAAACTAAATATTTTTACCTATCACTACTATGATATAGCGTGTTATTTAAGCTATAATTGTACTTTTTTACCTAAAATAGACCGTAAAGTACTAGAATTACATGGAAACGGCTATACAATCCAACGTATATCCAACTACTTACGAGATAATTTTGAATATCCCCTAAACAAAAAAGGCAGAAAAGGAAAACCTTACAGTGTTTTCTATGTTCATACCAAACTTAAGTACCTGAAATTATTAATACTAATTTATTCCCGAACCAATTGCTTGGAGAGTGTGAAGATATCTTGGCAATCTATGTAGCAATTGTGAAGATTTCTTGACAGTATGAAGATATCTTAACAATAGGGGGGGGGTTAAAAAAAACGGTTTACCAAAAGCCCTGCTGGGCAAGAGAGAGAGAAATAAAAACCCCCATGAAGGAAAAACTATGAGCGAAGAAAAGCCTAAACGAATTATATTGCCTCCGAAGAAACGTCAAATCTCCTTGGACAACAGCTCAATCATTCCTGCCACCGAGCTGCTGCTTCATGATGCTAAGGCTATCATAGGTGCAGAGCTTGCCCACTACAGGTCCAAAGCCGTAAGGGGGGTAACCCTGGACCCCAAGGAGGCTCGAATAGTCCAGGGGTACTTGGAGTCCCTCGTAAAGATACAGAGAGAAGAACGAGAAATGGCTTCATCCCAAGATTTGTCTACGCTCTCAGATGTGGAATTGCTGCACCTAGCCAAACGAGTCTTGGAAGCCAATAAGAATAATAACAAAGAAACAACTAGTATGCAAAAGGAGCAACTATGAAAGCAAATGAAATCTACCACCAAAAAGCCAATGAGCTTTACGCCCTACTGGGTCATGCCTTTATTCAGAAAAAACAAATAGAAGATCAGATTGAAGACTTAGAGTTTAAGCTCAAGGGCTTAGTAGCTAACCACCCACTATTTCTCAAAATAGAAGAAGACCTCAATGGAGAAGAGTAAATGTAGACTCCGCACTATGGTGGAGGATGATATCCCATTCATATTCAATAGTTGGCTTAAGTCTTACAGGTTTTCTCATTTTGGAGAAAAGATTACAAACACTATTTATTTCCAGGACCACCATAAGGTTTTAGAGCGTATAGTCAAAAACAGCAAAGTACTTATAGCCTGTGACCCTCAAGATTCTTCTCAGCTCTACGGCTACAGCGTAGCAGGGGAGATAGATGATGTCCTGGTTTTGCACTTTATTTATGTAAAGCATACCTTCAGAAATTTGGGGATTGGGAAAACTCTTTTAGACGCATTGGGTCATGACAAGTCTAGTGCAGCCGTTTATACTCACCACACTCGCATGGCTGACAAACTAGCTGCTAAATACAATTTGGTTTATCATCCATACTTAATGTTCGACTTGAAAGAGGTTAACGATGGCAAAGTCTAAAGACATAGATAAAGAAAAATTAAGACTTGAGTATTTATTTGAACAAGGCGTTAACTTCATTGATAGGGTAGTTCAGATTAACGAAGAGATAAATGAACAAAGTTTTGCCTTTATAGACGCTGCTCTCAGTGAATTAGAAAGAGATAGTAAGAAAACTATAACTATAAGAATTAACTCTCCAGGAGGTTCGGTCTATGATGCCCTGGCTATGATAGGAAGATTAAAGGCTTCTAATTGTAGAATAGTAACAGAAGCCTACGGACACATCATGAGTGCGGCTACACTCCTGCTTGCTGCAGGTCGTAAACGTAGAATTTCTAAATATTGTGTTTTCATGACACATCAAATGAGTTACTATGTAGGAGGTTCTCATGCGGAAACAAAAGAGGAAGTAGATCAAGTTGAAAAGCAGGAGAGACAATGGTGCAAATGGATGGCAGAGTTGAGTGATAAGGATGCAGATTTTTGGTACAACAAAACATACAAGAAAAACTTTTACTTAACCCCTCAAGAATGTTTAGACTTAGGAGTTGTAGATGAAATCTTTTAAAAATAAAAGTCATGAAGTAGCTTTGAATATGATGCAGATTAGTGTAGAGTTGATAGATGAAGTCTTTGATAAGGTTGATCGGATAGCTAAAAAAAACTCCCATCGGGAACGAAATGGATTAAAACTTATTGACTCTGGACATTTTAGATGGGATATAAGACAATTAAAGCTTAATACAAAAGATAAGTTAGAGTCAATAATGGCTTTATTAGAAACATACGGCGATGAAACAAAACTTGTCGCACACGATGAGGACGAAGAATGAAAAAATTTTTATCACTGGTGTTTATTGCATCCCTCGTATTAGGAGGGAGTTTATCAATCAAAAAAGAAGAAAAGCTTGTAAGTGCTTTCGACGTTGAAATTGGAGCTGTCAATTATCTTAATGCAGAGGAAGTTTTAAAGAAATTTAAAAGAGCTGAAATTTCTAACAGAAAAGACAAAGTTATAGATGTGGCTATTAACTCAGGCGGTGGCTCGGTTCACCTAGGATTAGAATTTATAGAGGAAATGAAATCCCTCAAAGATAAAGGTTATAAGTTTAATTGCTATGTTAGAAACGCATACTCTATGGGATTTATAATTTTACAATATTGTGACCATAGAATAGGAAGCTCCAATTCAACCTACATGCACCATTTGGTACAGATAGGATGGGGTAGACCCGAAAGAACAGAAAGAAACAAAAAACTTTTCAAATCTCTTGACTTTTTTGATAATCTAGTATTGGATGAAATCTCAAAAAGAATGGGCATAGACCCTAAAAAGTTCTTTGAAATTTACAAAGACGATAAGTGGTGGGGAGCCAAAGATGCTTTAAAGGCAAACATCATAGATGAAATAAAATCATTCTCATTAATTAAAAGAGAGGTAAAATATAAATTTGTACCCTTTTGGAGGAACTACTAATGAAAAATAAAAAATACGATATTGATAGTATTAGAGTCTATCAATCTGTACAATTTGAAAGAAAGCAATTTACATTTTTTTCTACAAGAGAAATTAACAACACGCCTGGGGTTGAAATTGAAATCATCTCCGAGCTAATGGCTCTTTCCATTAAATCTAAGATTGACCACATTATCATTCCTTTGACAAACATTTCTTGTATTTATTTAAGATCAGACATGAGAAAAAAAGACGAAGCTAAAGTTTTAGAAGAAAAATTAAAAATAAATGCGTACAAAAGATAACACCAAAACAGGAGCCACCAATGAGTGCCAAAAATGCAAAAAAAGCTAGAAAAGAAGCTAGGGTAGAACACACCCAGTACAAAAAACATGAAGATGGATCAGAAGATATTATTCCTTCAGATTTTGTCAAAGAGTCTTTAGAAGGTTGTAAGATGACCTTCTCTAAACCTTTCGGACCTCCTATTGGGGCTTTTAAAATGCCTGATGAGGTTTTAGAACGAATGATTAAACTTACAGATGAAGTTTTAGAGGATAAAGAAAGAGTAGATTGGGGAAAAAACCTAGTAGGTAATGTAAATGAAGAACCTCTAGTTAAAAATGCTGATCTTAAAAAATATGATCTTTATGAAGTTTTTAGAAGTTGTATAGGTACGTATGTCAACGGCTACATGCAATCATGTGGGCATGAGGTAGAACAACTACAAGCTCACGTAGACCATATGTGGGTTGTTAGTCAGTATGAAAACGAATATAATCCTATTCATTTTCACACCTATTGTGATCTTTCTACGGTTATGTACTTAAAGGTCCCTGAGTTTGAAGATAGGAAAAAGTCTGGAAAACTTCCAGAATACAAAACGCAACGAGATGGAATGATTGAGTGGATTTACAAGACTCCAGACCAAAACGGCTTAGAAATGGGAACTTTTAGTGTAAACCCTGAACCAGGGATGCTTTATGTTTTTCCTTCAAACCTATTACACGTAGTCTATCCCTTTCAGGGCAAAGGAGAACGAAGATCGGTAGCTTTTAATTCTCACTGGGATGCTATTATGAAAAGTGGTAAAAGGTATGATAAATCTATGCGTATGAAATCAGATCAAGCTAATACAGAGTATAGAAAACATTGGACAACTAAAGATGTCGAAACAAAGTTTGCAAAGCGTAAGCAAGGAAGCCCTGAGAGCTGAGATTCAAAAACGTCAAGAAAAACTTACTAAACCTAAGTTTATTTTTGATGAATTTTGTTTCGCTAGACAAGTTGAATTTTTTCGGGGAGTCGGTACAAGATTTCGAACTGCTGTATGTTCTCGTAGAGCAGGTAAAACTGTAGGTATTGCAGCCGATATGATTGATGCTGCTTTGGCTGAAGGAGAGAATAACTTACTCTATATAACGATAACTCAACAACAAGCTAGAGCTATCATATGGTCAGATTTAGTTAAAATTATTGAAGAATATGAATTAGATTGTAAGACAGATAATGTCAGGCTAACAATAACGTTTCCAAATAAGTCTAAAATCTACATTGCTGGAGCTAAGGATAGAACAGAGATAGAAAAATTTAGAGGATGGAAATTAAAAAAGTGTTACATTGATGAGTGCCAGTCGTTTCGTTCTTATTTAAAAGAACTTATAAATGACATCATCATTCCAGCACTAAGGGACAAACGTGGACAATTATATCTTACAGGAACTCCAGGACCCGTCAAAGCAGGTGTGTTTTTTGAGTACTCTCAATCTAAAAATTGGAGATCTCATCATTGGACAGCTTTTGATAATCCTTATATGCACTCTCCTCCTAAGCTGGACTTGGAAGAAATTTTAACTGAAGAAAGGATAATACGTGGGATTGACGAATCAGACCCCTCCTATATTAGGGAGACATTTGGAAAGTGGGTGGAAGATAAAGATGCGCTGGTATTTAAATTTAGTAAAGCTCGTAATCTTTATAATTCCCTGCCTACTAGCGGCGAGTGGCATTATATTATTGGAATTGATATTGGTTATAATGACTCGGATGCGCTTGCCGTCATAGGATATAATACGCATTACAAGAAAGTTTATTTAGTTGATGAACATGTAAAAAATAAGCAAAATATTAGCCAATTAGTAGCAGTTATAAAGGAGTACAAGGAAGAATACAACCCAATTCGAATGGTCATGGACGCAGGAGCCTTGGGAAAGAAGATTCAAGAAGAGTTGCGAATGCGACATGGTCTTAATATCGAGGCTGCTGAAAAGACCCGAAAGGTGGAGTTTATTGAGCTATTGAATGATGATCTTAGGACTGAAAAGTTTAAAGCGTTTAAGAACTCTTTGTTTGAGGAAGATTGTATGCTAGTACAATGGGATAAAGATTCCAGGATTCGTAACCCTGAACGTCCAAAGATTTCAGATAGTTATCACTCTGATATTTGTGATGCAGTTTTATATGCGTGGCGTGAATGTAGGCACTACCTGTCCGAAAAACCAGCTCCTGCTATAAAGCCTGGTACGGATGAAGCTATGGACGAGTTGGAACGACAATTAGCTGAAGAATGTGAAAGAAAGAAAGAAGACCCCTATGCGTATGAGCTGGAAAAACAGATACAAGAGGATATGGATGAAATGGAAGAATATTTATAATAAATTTACAATAGGAGAAGCTCTATGTTAGAAAATATAGAAGATGTAAAGCTTTTTATTGAATGGTGCAAAGAACATAAAGTAAAATCCTTTAAGGGTGAGAATATAGAATTTGAACTATCAGAGCTTAGTTTTATAGATAGTGGTGAAGGTTTAGTTTCAAAGCTAAAATCGGGAGAAAATCCCTTTTCTGAAGAAAAACAACAACAAGAAGAAGACGATGAACTAATGTTTTGGTCTTCTACATAAGGTATAAAACATGGATTATAATCAACGATGGTGGGAAGCTTCTCGAACTAATTTATTCTCTGATGTGTTCGCCTACCTCAAAGCCTTAAATGATAAACAAGACTACACAACTGCTTTGAACTTAGTCTATGCTAGACTTTATGGTAACTACCAAATGTACGGTTTAGACGCTTATAACTATGCTAGAGTAGAAACAAGTGCAGCATCAAACCGAGTAACCCTTAATGTTATTCAAAACATGATAGACACTGTAGTCTCAAAGATTACAAAGAACAAACCTAGAGCAACCTTTTTGACTTCAGGGGGTGATTTTAGTCTTCAATCTAAGGCGAAAAAATTAACTAAATTTGTAGAAGGTATTTTTAGCTATACTGAGTTTTATGACAAAGCTGCTTTTGCTTTTTTAGATAGTTGTATCTTTGGTACAGGTTGTATAAAAATATTTGAAGAAAATGGACAAATCAAAACTGAAAGAGTTTTTATTAATGAAATTAAAATAGATGATAACGAAGCTTTTTATTCTAAACCTCGCCAACTACATCAAGAAAAGATGATGAACAAAGAAGTCTTGAAACAAATGTTTCCAGATTATGCAGCTTTGATTGATCAAGCTAGTGACACTTATAATAAGTTTGCTACTCCACCTTATGGGGATGGAGCAGATTTAGTAAGAGTAATTGAATCATGGCACTTACCAAGTGGCGAAGAAGCAAAGGATGGGAAACATACAATTTGTATCTCTAATGCTACCCTCCTAGATGAAAAATACGAAAAAGATTATTTCCCTTTTGTATTCTTTCGATGGGGATTAAAGCCTGTTGGATTTTGGGGAAGAGGGTTAGCTGAAGAACTACAAGGTATTCAATTAGAAATGAATAAAATTCTTAGGACTATACAAGTTTCAATGCACTTAGTATCTATTCCAAAGCTTTTAGTTGAAGCAAGTTCTAAAATTGTTTCGGCTCACTTAAACAATAAAATTGGAGGAGTTATTAAATATGCTGGTACTCCTCCTCAATATGCTCCTCTTGGTGGTATTCCAGGGGAATTATTTGCCCACTTAGATCGTTTATATCAAAGAGCTTACGAGATTGCAGGTATTTCGCAACTTGCTGCTCAATCGCTAAAACCTGCCGGTCTGGATTCAGGTAAAGCCCTAAGGGAGTTCAACGACCTTGAGACTGAAAGATTTATGGCTACAGCCCAGA